CGGAAAACCAATATTTTTTAACCACCCATACATTTCAATATAATTTTTATACTCCTCATCTACTAAAAATGAGGCATTAAAAGTATCATATTGAAGCTTATCTCCAACCAAAGGCATATCTACTAAAGGTGTCGGCTGATTAGCCTGTCCTAAACTAACTCCAGGTATATTAACCCTAGTGCAAAAATATTCAGTTGTTGGAAAAATAGGCAGGAATAATTTAAATTGATTATTCTGTGCATAATTCAAAACATCTGGTTGCCTCTGTAAAGGATTTATTTTACCCATTTATTTTATTCCGCAAGTGCACCTGTGCCGATCTCTAAAATAATAGTATAAACGGATGCTGTTCCTTTAACAACCTGAATATCACCAGTTGGTGTATTTGCATTGTTAGCAATCACAGGAGGATTTTGTGTAAAGTTCCAATTGCCATTGCCTGATAGTCTGCATGCCACAGCGTCAGCTGAGCCTTTCCATGTTATAGTAATATCTCCACTAGCCATCGTCCACATAATACGCCGAATGGTAGCTGTACCATCTTCAGGTAGGTTCGTTGATGAATCTGAAGCATCAATTGTTGTTGTAGCAGCATCATCACCTTCGATCTTTATGATGTAGCTGCTTTGTTTTCTGTTTCTTAAAATTTGGGTTGTTGTTGCCATTTTATTTTTTCTCCTTAGTACCCGTAGAGCTCATCATACGGAAAAATACTATTCATTCTTTACTATTTATTACACCAGTTACATACAACTTTATGAAAATCATACTTCTCCATCATTTTTTCAGCTTGCCTTTGAGCTATTTTTCTCTCATGCTCATTATCATTAGAGTTTTTATCAGCTCGAGCTAATGCTGATTTAACCTTTCTTACATTGGGGTCAGTATAATTAACTTCTTCTAAAGACTTCCACACCCGCTTAGACTCTTTAGATGGGAAATATATTTCTAAACACTCCCCACATATGTATTGATCTTCAAACTTGTACATATAGATTATTTAAAGATAAAAAAAGACCCCTCCGAAGAGGGGTCCTTTAATGTTACTACATTTATAGTTGTTATAGTTGTAGTTTTTTTGTAACAAATTACATAAGATTCGTGATCTGGACACGACGGTAGTACACGTTGGAATCCCGAGCGCCGGCGCCGTCTGTCTGAGCAGCTGACTGAGCAAAAGGATTGACCTGCATGCCATATCGTGTTTTGAATCCGATCTTGGGCTGGAAGCTGTTCTCGCCAACTGCACGGACCATCTGTAATGGGACGTATGGGCAGTAGAAGAGGCCTGCATCATAAGGCGATGTGCCTTTGTAACCAACAACATAGAATTGGTTAGCAGCAGCGCCAGATCCAGTGTAAGGTACACCCATATTTGCATATGGATCAACATAAACCTTAAAGCGACCATTCAGTGTACCAGCGAATGTGTTACCTGTGGAATCTACTGTAAGACTATCTGATAGACCAGATGTGTAGTCAAGTAGACCAGCCATTGTAAGAGCAGAAGCAACATCAGCAGAGCAAAGGATAATGTTACCCTTTCCGCGGCGTGTGTCACGAGCAATTACGTTTGCATCACGTTCAATTGCGAACATGAGGCCTTTGAACTTCTCAACACTCCAACGACCGTTAGAGTCCGTATCTAAATCAAAAATACCAGCAGTTGTTGTGTTAGCAGCTGCACCCTGTTTTGAATTGACATAGATTGTGCGGATTACTTCGCGGTTGATTTCAGCAAGAATCTCAGAACTTAGAATGTTAGCAAGTTCTGTTTCTGCGTCTAGACCGTGAATGGCCTTGAGGTCCTGAGCAAGTTCCATTGTGTACTCAGCTTTGAGGGCCCGTGACTTTGCAGTTACGGTTGCTTTCTCAATACTGAATGCCATCTCTGCGAAAGCATTTGAGGCGGAATCGCCAAGTGCTTCAGCAGCAGCTGTGGTCATTGCTGTACCTGAATTATAGTTTGTTGTCGTTAAGGCCTTTAGTACGTCTGTGCCTGTATGAGTACCTGTACCAGCAAATGAGGTATCAGCTTCATTGAACAGAGCTTCTGTACCAGACTGTGAAGTATAACGAGCTTTCATTGCAAAGATAAGTCCTGTAGGACCTGTCATTGGCTGAACGCCGCATACGTCATAGGCGATAAGTGAAGGCATCGCACGACGAACTAGTGAAATTAGGATTGGATCCCAATTAGCAACGGCTGAGCCGGTTGCGTTTGTAGGCGAAGCTTCTTTAAGAAATTCAGAATCTTCCTGTAAAGCTCGCTCTTGGTTTTCTAGGATTACAGTTGTGACTGCCCGACGATAAGCATCTTTGATCTCGGGGAGCTCAGGATGCTCTAGCACTGGCTGCCACTTTTCCTGTAGGTGTTCCGTTTGAAACATTTTTTATTTTCTCCCTATTTTAATTAATGGTTCACGTTACCAGCACGCTTTTCGGTACGGGCAATTGCGGACATATAAGCAGACATAGTATCGGACATATCAGAATCATCCAAACCCTCGACTGTTGCCGCTGTTTCTTCATTACTTGCTACAGCTTTTGGAAAATATCCTTCCTTGATTTGGTCAACTTTCTCACGAAAATCTTCCTCACTTTCGTACTCAATATTTTCTACTAGACTTGCAAACTTTTCCACTTCTGTATCAGCAAGATCAGAAGCAACATCGAGAAGAATCTCGTTCCTCTTTAGAATATTATTCTCTTGAACTAACTTAATATTACTTTCCATAGCTTCGTTTAATTTACTTTCAAGCTCGTTAGCATTTTCAGCTGCGGCATCAAGCATATCAAACTGGTCATCAGGAATAGCAATATGATGTTCTTCAAAAAGAGCTTTGAGGCCGGAAATGAAATTTTCTGTAATTTCTGTTTTGAGCTTGTGCTCAACAGCAACTTCATTATTATTCATCCATTCTTCTACAACATAATTGAGATAACCATCAACCTTTTGTGATAGTTCCTCTTGCACATCTTCAACAGATGAATTAAACTTTTCAGCATAAGATGCATCAATTGCTTCAAGCTCTTCACGAATCTTAGCTTTAATAGCAGCTTCAAAAATTGTAGCAGCCTTTAATTTAAATTCATCCGAAAGATCATCCTCGCCTTCTGTTAGTGCAGCAACATCGTCACTGAAATCCATCTTAGCGATTCGATCTTCAATAGTTTCTTCGTAAGCTTCTTCCTGATCTGCCTCGGATACAATCTGAGAATCATCTGATTCTTCATGTTCTACTTCTTCACGGGCACCAGCCTTCATTTCACCACTACCGTCACCCATAGGTTTCGGAGAGGCAGCAGAAGGCTTACCTTTGCGAGGTAGGTCTTTTGATTGAGAAGCTTTTTTCGAAGCCTCTTTACCAGGATCGGAAGGAGCATCTGGAGAAACAACAGCAGGTCCCATGTCCTGCCGTTCGCCAGGCAACTTTTCGGGTGGCATGGCTTTAGCAGCATGTTTCGTGGGTTCATCTGCCGCTACTTCAGCTATTTGCTCTTCACCCGTAAGTTCTTCAGCAGCAATAGCTTCTAGTTCAGCATTTTTATCTGTCATGGTTAGATAACTCCCTTTTTTTGTTTATAATACAATGATTATTTATAAAATTTAAAGGTTTGACATAAAATCTGCAAACAATTTTAATTGTTTTTCTTCTAGATTTTTTGTTTTCTTCTCTAATTCTTTACGGTATTCTGCAATTCGTACTTCTTTTACAATACCATTATCCCAAACCCATTCTTTACCTTCCATAACACCTTCTACGAAAGCATTAGGCGCAGATGGATCTGCAACTATGTCCGCTGCAGTTGCTAAATAAAAATCATCTTTAACAACCTGCAAACCATCTCGTCTGGGTTCTAATGAACCCATACCTCTTGACGAAACACCAAGTTTGGCACCCTCATCAATAAGATTCTTTACGATCTTACCGTAAGGTGTGTCCATAATCTTAGCTTCACCAATAAAATTTTTACCATCGGGGTATAATCTTGTAATCATATGCGACACTCTTTCAAGATTAACTGTAGGGCCATCTGGATGACCTAGTTCACCGAAAGCCCGTTTTTGATTCACATATTCCTTATTATATCTACCAACTTCTTTTTCTAAAATAGAATAAGGATACATTCTATTGTTACGATTTTTAACATCAGATTGCATAAACACGCCTCTGATATTATAACTTTTAGAACCATCATCAGATGCTTCTGTAATATATTCTATACTTTCAACGTGTTCTGATATTAGTTTCATTCTTTTTCCTCAGTTTCCTCAGGTTCTCCTGTAATTCCCGTATCAATAGGTTCATGTGTAACTTCGGCACTCATATCTGTAAATGTAGTATTAGCTAATCGCACTTTAGCATCATCTAAGCTAGACTGAATTTTTGCCGTCATTGCATCATTAAAATCATCAGAAGCTTTGGCTAAATCACCTTGTGTCAATGCGTCCACCATACCCTGTATACTTCCTTTACTCATAATTTTTCCCTTTTATCTATTTATGTAAAATTAGATCCTGAATCATCTTCATCATCAAAATCTGCGGGGTCTTGACCAAACTGTCCAACTGGTTCGCCAAACCCACCTTCAGGTCCACCTAAATCTGTTCCAGCATCTGTCGCAATAGTACCATCTCCTTTCTCAGATTTAATTTGTTTATCTATCAATTCAACTTCTTCATCAGTTTGTTTCAAGACATTCTTCCTAACCCATTCAACCGAAAAGTATGTACCAATATATTCAGAAATAACATTAAGCTGATCAACACGTTCTTTTAACAGCTCAGCGTCCTTTAATTCATAAAAATGATTATCATCATTAAAATCATAAATGATAAACTCTTTAATTTTATCCCAATCTTCAGGAGTTATAATTCCTTTAAGTATTAATTGTGTTTTTAATAAATCTTGGAATAAATTACAGAACCTCTTTCGTGTTTTTTGAATGAATTTACTAAATTTAATTTCATCTCTGGTAATTTCAGCAGACCGGCCCATATTAAAGCCTGTATCTGAAATTAATCGTGATGATGGAATGTTCAGTGAGCGATATAACTTCTCCCTAAAGTAATTGATATCATCTATTTCACCTAAGTTTTGACCACCACCAAGTGTTGTGATTTCGGTACCTCTACCACCTTCTCTACGGGGCAACCAAAAGTCCTCCAACATTGACATTTGATTACGGTCATCTTTAATTTCACCTGAAGAAGCATCATACACTACCTTATTACGATAGCGATTCATAATATCTTTAAGATAAGCTTCTGCCTTAGGCTTGGGGAGATTACCAACATCTATATAAAAGATTCTACGTTCCGGAGCTCGACTGATTCTGTAAATAACCAGAGAGTCCTCCATCATACGGAGTTGGTTTACTGGTTTAATTGCCTTGTGTAGATGGCCATAAACCTGTTTTGTTGTGGGGTTAAATATACCAGAAGTACAATATGTAATAGCGTCCGGAGAAATCTGAATTCCTTGTGAATTAGCACTTCCTTTATTTCCGGGTATACCTTGAAAAGCAGGATAAACTCCAGCTTCATTATAGATATAGAATTCTTGGACTTTTCTAACTAAAGAAACACCTTCTCTAGAGACACCGTCCTTTCCTTTCCCCTTTTCTACTACACGAACCTTCTTGATAAATTTAGGATCAACATAACGAATTTCTGTAATACCTTTCCGCGGAGAGGTATCTTCTATCATTTTGTGATAGAAAACTCTTCCGTCGATATACCATCTTCGGAATATGTTGTGTCCATTATTTTTCCAGTCTAACAAACGTAAGATTTCGTTAAACTCCTCTAAAAGCTTTTTCTTAATTGCGGTTGATAATTTAGTATTATCTAAATTCAACTTAATAGAAACGTCTGTCTCATCCGCAGTTATAGCCTCATTGACTATATCATCAATCGCTTGGTCACATTCGGGAGCTTCAGCAGTTGCACGATATTTTTTAATTAAATCCCAATCGTTCTTTGCTGCCTTATCTACGTTAATGTACTGACTGAAAAAACCAGCACCGCCAGAAATGTCTAGGGTGCCTTCCTCGTCGGAAGGGGCGACAAAGGACTTAGCCTTCGTCGCCTCTTTTTTCCGTTTTATTTCGTATCCAAAAAAATCTGCCATAATAATATTTATACAACTTCAGCTAGTGATTTTTTTTATTTACGGTGTACCAATACCTGTACCTGCTGGTCCTGTAGTCATGTAATTAAATCGGAACGTTACTCCATATTCCTCTACAACGTCATTTGAATCATAAGCAAGTTCAACAGCATCAACTGTAGTAGGCCATACACTGTAAAGTTTTGCAGTCCATATAACAGTACCTTCACGATTTAATTGTCTCACATCTGCTGTGCCATAATAACCAGCGCCCATAGCAGTAGTGCTTGATCCAACGTCAGCAATAGCATGACTCCAACGTTCTAAACCAGAACGAACAGACCAACCAGCATCATTGAGTATAGTTACGGTCCAAGCATCATATGTACGATCACCAGCAAGAAAAATCTGCCGGCCCCGATACGGTACGGTTACTTCACCAATTGTCATCGCAGGCATTTGAGCTGCTTTACACAAGAATGAAAATGGTTCTGGAGATACACCTAAACCAGAGACAGACACTTCAAACTGATTAGGACGAGCACCACCACCAGCGAGTCTATTTACAAACGAATTTAAATTAGCCATTTGTTATATCCTCCTATACTCGACCAACAACTTCATCAAAATCAACACCTGTTCGTGTTGCAATGAATGTTAGTGTTACAAAGTTAATTGAACGTGCAGGTTTAATGTAAATATCAGCCCGGAATTCATTGTTATCAATTACCTGTGGGGTATTGTTTGATGCATCACAAACAGTTAGAAAATCAGTAATACCACGGCGTGCCTGAATATCTCTTAGATAGGGGTCTACCATAGCTCTGAAATTGTCCCGTGTAAATTGATCGTTGAACTCAAAGAGCACTGTACGAGCAGCAATCTTACAAGCTTCTTCTACTGTTAAGAATAACCTACGAACATTAATGCGACTAAAAGCACTATTCTTAGATAGTCCAGTTTTGTCACCGAACAAGATAGTACCTTCACCTGGGAACGTAACAACAGGGTTGATACGAGCACGATAAAGTCTATCACGTTCTGTTTGAGTTGGATTAAATGCAAGAGCAATTGATCCGCGGATCTGTCCGCGAGTTATTCCTGCAGGTGACCACCATGGATCTTCAACTGCATCGGTGTGAGCACACAGCCCAGCAATATGACCATTAAGAGGCA